CGGAGAATTTCCGCACCTGAAAATTATCACCCTTTCTAAAGGTCCCCCACTCTGGAGATCACTATGTCTGGTTTTCGGTCGCGCGGCCACACTACTGCACTTGATATGCCTTACGGGCATTTCAGGTACATTTATCACTACTCTAATGGTCATCATGTTGACGGAACCACCAATTGTGGATTGCCGTCCTCTTATGGTCCATTTAGTAGTGCTAACGCTGGCAGTGACGCGATTGATGACTACCAGACCCCACCCGGTGTTGCTCGCGAGGTCAATCCTTGTACGCATACTAGAACGATGCCGTCGGTTCCTTGGAATGTGCGGAATTTTACCGCTCCAAGTCCGTCGTATCCTACTAGTGTTGCTATCAACGAAATTGGCCCCCCTGTAACGTATAGCGGAGGTACTCTTCCGACTATCCCGTGGGCATCTATGATTGCTGATCTCTCAGGAAAACTGAACGGCACCGTGTCACAAGGATCGCTTTTGGCGGTAACAGCTCTTGAAGCTGTCAAAACGATCCAAATGCTACGCAACCCGTTCGGGTTGTTAAAACCAGATTGGCGAAAACGCTCAGGGAGAAATTCCCTTGCTACCCTCCTTAAAAAGGGTGCCAACCTCTGGTTGGAGGGCATCTACGGATGGAAAGCGGCTTATATTGATACTCTTAGCATTGCTAAGACTGTCATTAAACTGCAATCTCAGTCCGTCATCGATGAACTCGCAACTCAACTACAGCGACTGTCTGTTTGTTCCACGACAGTCCAGGGACAATCTACACTGGGATCATCCCAGTGGCTCTGGCAGGGAAACGGTGGACCCGCTTGTGATCTCACCAACAAAACTTGCCAACAGTATGCTGATGCTGTTGGAGGTTTCTGTCGCGTGTTTGTCTTAAGCGATTCCGTCGTTGCTCGAGTCGGTTGCCGCCAGGCAAACGATTCGTGTCAGCGCTACAACCACACAATGCGTTTCCTCAACGCTTATGGGTTGGATGGCGCTTCCGTCGCAGACGTTCTTTGGGAGATTGCTCCATTTAGCTTTGTGGTCGATTGGTTTGTCGACCCACTTAGCTTGTGGAAAATCCCAGGATCTCTCTTACGTCTCGGAGCATCTGACGTGCGTGACCTGTGCTTCTCGACACTGTCCGAAGGGACGTTTCGAGCTCAGTACTGGCACCCGCAGTCCTTCTCCAACTACTTTTTGTTGCCCTCTAGAAGTTTCTATGACCTAGTACCCTCAGGTACATGTGTCACTGGATCTTCAATTGGAAGGTGGCGTAAGTATGTCAGGAACCCAGGATTGCCCGTCTCGGATGAGATCTTTCACTCCGCTTTGCGGGGTGCGGGCCTTTCTACCCTTAGGGGCATCTCTGGAGCGTCTCTTTTGCTCCAGAAGTTCTTAAGGTAACAAACCTTTACCCTCCCACCTATGTAGAAGGAGCGCCACATGGCCACTTCAATCATTTACCCGCACAAGAACTACGCAGTTACGGAAGCTTTCAACCTCACCTCAGTTGGTGCGGATGGAGCTACGTACAAGGTAGCTGGACGGGCGTTAGCGTGTCCGTATTCCATCGAGATGAAGAGGAAACTTACCCCCTCAACGTCGGCTGGGAACGATCACCTAACAATAAGGATCGCTCGTGTTGAAAGAAATACGACGAACCTTAAACTCGCCACTGGACAAGTTCTGATCGATATCAGTATCCCTAAGGATACGTCCATCATCGGAACTACCGCGCAGACGGAATTACTGCGCATTGCGTCCTCTCTGCTCGACGATTATGGGACTGGAGATAACTCTAGTGCCAACATCGCACAGATCCTTTCGGGTGGCGACCTCTAATAGAGGGGTAGTCGCTCGTGATAGTTAGTAGATTTGGGGGTCATGTTATGACCCCCTTTTAACTAATCATTAGCGATTGTACCGCGAAATGATTGAAGAAGACCATCACCTTAACAGGCGCGAGGCTCGATATGGCAACATGTCAAAACCTTTATTCTACCTTCTACACAAACTTGGTAAAAGATGTAGAAAACATGCTACCTGACGGTCCTGAACTTGATTGCTTCAGGAGTTCTGTCTCATTCATTCTAACACACTCTGTGTCTGAGGAAGAACAGAAAGCCATGATTATCCAACTGGCGAAGTTAGGTAAGGAATTCGAATCTGCCGTCATCAACGGCAGACAACTAGACATTCCCCCTTTCTTCAGGCAGGAGAATAATTATGGCCCGTCTAACCGGCTACCTGGTCTCTTTCGTGAGACCATTCGTCATTTCTTTAATGACGAGGGTACTCGTTGTTTTCCTTACACTTCTAGTAAAGAGGTTGAGGAAACTACGGCAAGCTCGGAGTTGAGCTTTCGCTTTCAGCTCTTGAGGCAGACTCTCCTTGCATTCTCAAAATGCAGGGATCTAGCTCCGGATGTCGATTCTGATGATGAAGTACGCGAATTCGTTCGGCGTACTAGTCGTCAGCGATTGCCATTCGATAGCTACTCTCCGGCTGCGATTGATTTTCGCACGGAGACCCTTCAGATCGCACGACTTCTCATTAAGGAAGTCCTATACGACGAAGGACGTCTGCACCCGTCCTTAATCCAGTGGATTGAGGATCCCTTCGGCCGCCATGGCCCTGGGGCGGTAGCTGGTGGTGAGCGAGACACGGCGAAGTGGCGGTTCTCGCCTTGCTCCCGTATTCAGAGTGATCTGATATCTGGTAGCAAGGGGGATCTTAGTACATTCCAGTACATGGATCCGGAGGTACCTTGTATCTCCCGACTCGCAGTGGTTCCGAAGGATGTGACGAAGAATCGCCTCATCTGTATAGAACCTAAAGAGTTAATGTTTGCTCAGCAGGGTCTCATGAAGATCCTGTATGAGGTCATCAGCTCTTCACTTCTGACGAAAGGTGCTATCCATCTCTTCGATCAGTCACATAACTTTTACGCCGCCCGGCGTAAGGGTATGTCCACTATCGATTTGAAAGACGCAAGTGATTTGCTAAGCATGAAGCTCTGCAAATACCTCTTCCCTCGGGAAGCCTTTTCTCTATTGACTCGATACAGATCGGCAGGAATTGAACTTCCTTCCGGTGACTTGCACACTCCTTACTCGTCAATGGCCACGATGGGCAACGCATGTTGCTTTCCCGTGGAATCATTGGCTTTCTGGAGTCTTACGTTAGGATCAATCCTAGCGCAAGAAATGTACTTAGGTACATTCAAGTCCCTACAACAGATTAAGGTTATCCTCAGGGATAATCCCAAATGCATCGTAGATCGTTTCCCTCTTTATACCTTCGGGGACGATATTATTGTTCCCGACCGGTACTTCCTGGGAGTATGCGAGACCTTAGAGATGTCTGGGCTAACGGTAAACACCAATAAGTCGTGCTTCAGCTGTGTAACTCCTGTAAAGGAGAGCTGTGGCTCTTATTGGTGGGGAGACTATGATGTTCGCATCATAAAGTTTCCCTATGCCCATGTTTCCGACACTCTTCAGTACATGTCCATCAAGGATCAATACCTTGACGAGCGTCTGCAAGGTTTCTATAACGTTGCAGAGGGCATGTTTCAGGTGCTCTTGTCGGTCTACCCGACTTACAAGGCCACTCGGAAGTCCCTTCTAAGTGGATTAAAGGATGGTTGGATCCGTTTTAACCCGGAATTCCAACGTCTGGAGGCACGTGAGCCGCATCTGGTGACAGATACGGACTGGAGTTTCCTTCCTGGTGATGTCGGGCTTTATGCCTACTTCACCTCTCAGGCTACAAGACCCCTCTCCCTTGGGGACGTGCAATGCGTAAAATGGGAGTGGGTTCCACTGAGTTGTTAAAAACTCGGTAGGAACTGCGGGGACACACTACTAAGTGTGTTGACCATAAGGTCAGGCGCTGAACCACAGCAGATCCTCTACAATCGGTGTTGGGAATTCCTCCCAATGGGTTAAAAGTACACCCGGCCATTCCAGGCTACCTTATCCTGCGTTCCGGGGTTTCCCGGTGTCGCGCGGCTCGCTTACGCCAGTCTCGTAGCGTGTAAGGATCAGTTCTGCAGGGGCAGC